AACGGAACTTTTCAACATATTTGTTGGAAATAAAACAACAATAAAAAGGAAACAATAAACATGAACCAAGTACAAAAAAAAGAAGAAGCAGGTGCTTTGGCTACGAATCTATTCGAAGCTGATGCAGATGCGGGCTCTCAGAATATGACGCAAGAAGATCTTGCATTACCATTTCTGAAAGTTTTAGGACAATTATCTCCAGAGGTTAATAAACAGAATGCTAAGTTTATTAGCGGTGCAGAACCTGGAATGATTGTAAACAGCGTGACCAAAGAGCTTTATGATGGAGCAAAAGGTATAAATATTATACCGGTCCATTATGAAAGACAGTATGTCGAATGGCAGGACAGAGGTCAATCTGGAAATGCTCCAGTAGCAATCCATAGTGCAGATAGTGATATCGTGAGTACAACTACTCGTGATAAATCTTGGAAAGATAGATTACCTAATGGTAATTATCTGGAAAATACTGCGAATCACTTTGTGATTCTTATGGGTAAAACTCCATCAACAGCTTTGATATCTATGAAGGCTACTCAATTAAAGATTAGTCGTAAATGGAATTCAATCATGATGGGTCTTAAGTTGCAAGGTAAGAACGGCCTATTCACACCGCCAACATACAGCCACATTTATAATCTAAAAACTGTTCAGATGTCGAATGACAAAGGAACATGGTTTGGTTGGGATGTGTCTAAAGTTGGACCGGTTACTGATAAAGGTGTTTACGCAATTGCTAAAAGCTTTGCTGAAAAAAATAGCAAAGGTTTGGTGAAAGTTAAACCTGAAAATCAAGAAGTAACTAAAAAGACACTCAATTTATAATTCCCTTGGGAGTGGGCGGCAGAGCGAGAGTGAAACCGCCCATAAAAATTATGATTGATAAATTTATAAATATATTTGAAGGCTATAAGTGGGCCCATGGACACTTCACGAAAGATAAATCTAATCTTCCAGGAAAAGTAGAAGGTATCTCTACAGTTAAAAGAGAAGAAGTCACCAGCGCCATGTGGGAGAACCATTTGAATGGTCTAGAGCCAAGTCTTGGCGTCATGCCTGTCAATGAAAAAAGTGAATGTAAATGGGGTTGCATTGATGTGGATAAATTTGATCTGGATTATGAAGAAATCCTAAAAAAAACCAGGAGACTTTCTCTTCCTTTGATTATGATCAGATCCAAAAGCGGATGTGCTCATTTATTTTTATTTATTAGAAAATTTATACCTGCTGAAGAAGTACTATTTGTATTGAAAAAATTTGCAGCACAGTTAGGAATTGCAGATAAATTAGATCGTATATATCCAATGCAAACAAAATTTAGAGAAGGAGGCACTGGAAGTTGGTTAAATATGCCATATTTTAACCATGAAGAAGGAACACGCTACGCCTATAAAGATAATTTCGAAGCTGCTGACATAGAAGAATTTTTTGCCATGCATACTAAATATGCACAAGATAATTTAGATAAATACTTAGTGGAGGAAGAAGAACCAGCACCAGAAAAAACTATAAACAATAAAAAAATAAAAGGACCAGTCTTTATCCCATGTATAAGTAATTGCATTAAAGCTAATGACGGTAAAATACCAAAAGGTATGAGAAATGATTTTTTATTTCAAGCGGCATTATTTTATACCAAATCTCATGAAGCTTTTTCAAAATTTGAAGGTAAAAAACGAACACCCGAGTCTTTACTTAGAGATTTTAATACGAATAACCTTATAGAACCCGAGTCAGAAAGCACAGTAATCAGCACACAAGAGTCCGTTAAAAAAGAAAAATATAAATATCAATGCAAAGTTCCAAACATAAGAAAATATTGTGAGCCTTCTAAATGTTGTAGAAACTTGTTTGGAATTACTCCAGAAATTGCAAAAGAACTGTACTCAGTTGAAGAAATTCTTGGAGACCTGTTCGAATATGGAAGCGTTCCTCCTATCTATTATATGTATGTAAAAGTAAACACGAAAGACAAAAAACTTAAGGAGGTAAGAGTACAGTTCAAAGGAAGTGAATTAAAAGATAAGAAAGCCTTCCTTACTAAACTTCATAACTTCGGACATTTCCCTCCAAAAATTTTAGAATTAATGAAGCCGGGAGATTTTTCAAATTTCATGCAGGAAAAAATAGACAAGGCAATATTTATAGAGGCTCCTGAGGAGGCTCATCATGATCATGATTTTGTATCTCTCATGAGAGACTTTTTAGAAAAAACAACAGTGAGTGTAGACAAGTGGGATCTTTTAGAAGGCGCCTGTTATTATGATCCAAAGAAAAAACTAATGCATATTAGACTGGAGAGATTGCAACAATACCTAGAGGCTAAAAGACAGCCTATGAAAACTGCAGAAATAACATTTAGGCTTACTAAAATATTAAAAGGGAAAAAGAATAATGGTAAAGTAAAAACTAAACTAGGTATAGAAAAATCATGTCCTACATGGACTTACCCAGAGGAGCGAGAAAACTTCACATTTACCGTTGAAGAAAAAGAATCACCGAAAGAGATAGAAAATGCAAAAAATTAGAGTCGCAGGTCCTCCCGGTACAGGTAAAACTACTTATTTAATGAAGAGGTATTATGATGCGTTAGATAAATACGAAGCCTCTGATATTATGGTTATATCACATACCAAGACCGCCGCTAATGAGATAAGAGAAAAAATTAATAATCCTAAAAACATTGCGGAATATCATAAAGAAACAGGTAAAGATCTTTTTAATTTAATTAAAGAAACTAAAAAAATAAGAAAAAATAATGTGTCAACCATTCATAAGTACTGCAAAGATGAGATAACTAAATCAAAAGGGGGTGATGTATTTGAAATAACTGATTATGATACATTAAGAAATAAATATCGAATCTTTAATAAACATACCTTGAATAGAGAATTTAGTTTTATAGAGGCACTATTTAAAGGCCATCCCTTTTTTAAATTTATAGGTTTTGCTAGAGATAATGGTAAAGACTTAGGCCCCTATTATAGAACGTTAAGTTATGAAGAAAAAATAAATGAATATAAATATACTCTTCAAGAACTTATCGACATGAATGAGTTATACAAAAAATATAAAACAGATCCTCTTATTAACGGAGGCAGGAAAAATGTTATGGACTTTCACGATATGGTAGAAAAATTCTGTGATCTTCCTAAAGATCCTGTCATTAAGGTATTAATGATTGATGAAGCTCAAGACTCTAGTGTTATTCAAAGGCTAGCCGAAGTGAAAATGTCTAAGAATTGTGATTTATTTTACAAAGCCGGAGACCCAGACCAATCTATCTTCGAATTTGCTGGTGCAGATCCTCATTCTTTCACGAAAGAGTTTGCTCATCCTGAAGTAGAATTAGAAATAGGTTACAGGTGTCCAAGAAAAATTAACTTGTGGTGTAGGGAAGTGATTAAAGAAATATGGGAGCATCCTGAATATAACTATACTAGAAAATGGACACCTCGGGAAGAAGATGGAAAAATAGTTGAAGGTGAAATTTATAACTTAATGAATTTAACTCAAGATCCTAATTTACATATTCTAATAGATAAATTACTAAACACTGAAGAAACTTTTATATTTACTCATCGAGCAGGCGAACCTATTGACGTATTAGATTTCTTAAAAAAACTTAATCTTCCTATAGAGCTTATTTCCGATAAAGTAAGATCTTTTTCTTACCCTACAAGAGACATTAAAAACCAAAGAGAGTTTATATCCTTCTCCCAAGATGAGCCTAAAACTTTAGCAGTAGCAAAGAAAATCTTAAAAAATATAGATAGTGAATATACGGGACCAAATTATAGTAAAGAAGAAATGGAAAAATTGGAGAGAGGAAGTTATGATATAAATTACTTTATAAAAAAGGGCCATTTACTCCCTATCGTAAAAAAAACAAAAGACCTTCAAGATTTAGTCAGCACCAACGATTTAAAAACAAAAAAATATATAAGGAATATAGTCAAAGAAAACAGGGACTTACAAGACTTTAGAATATTCGTGGCTAATATTCATACAATCAAAGGGATGGAGTTTGATAACGTAGTTCTAAACTTAACGATATCCAGGGAAGAACCTAAATTTACAAAAAAAAGATTAAAGTTCGTCGCTGGTTCAAGAGCAAGAAAGACATTATGGTTAATTAAGTCAAAAGGATTAAGTTTATGAGCACATACGATAAACAAATTGGTGGAACACATTACAGGAAAATGAAAATACAACCAAGTAAATTCGTAATTGAGAATCAGTTGCTTTTTCCTGAGGGGAATGTTATCAAATATATTTGTAGGCACCCCTATAAAGGAGGAAAGGAAGACTTAGAGAAAGCTAAACATTTTATAGATATGATTATTGAAAGGGATTACACGGAAAAAAAATAATGTCTTATGTACCTGAACTCTCAGATTTAAATTTAAAAGATGTTGATACTGTTGCTATCGACTTAGAAACTTACGACCCAAATCTAAAGACTCTTGGATCAGGAGCTATAAGAAAG